AAAAGACGGTTGAAAAAAGAATCAAACCCTACACTTGTTGAAAGTTGGCGATTGAGTTCTTCGATTGTTTTTGGTACTATATACATAACATCTCCTATATTAGCGAGATTGATAAAATATCCTCTGCACTAGGCCAGAGGTTTGTTGCTATATTGCAACATGGTGAGACACACCTTGTGTCATCTCTTTTTACTCTATTTATATTATATATCCTTTTTTAATTTTTGTCAAGCGTCAGGTTCCTGTAGACCCAAACCCTCCATCTCTTTCTGTCTTCTGTTCAGGTCTTTTATTAATTCGACCAATAGCATAATGTTCTGTTCTTCTCATTTCTGCTTGAGCAATTCTGTCACCATGCTCGACCAAAATTGTATCATGTGAAATATTTATCATTATACAATTGCATTCTTCTACATAATCTTCATCAATTATACCGACATTATTTGCAGTAATCAATCCTTTTTTTAGAGCATTACCAGAACGAGGATGAACTTTAACATAGTAACCCGAAGGTATATCAAATATCATACCAGTGGGTATTAAATATCTCCACTTAGGTAACATTTCAAGAGAATCTTTTTCTAATGTAATTTCTTTTTTATGATTATATCGATTATAACCAATAATAGTTTCACCTGTTTTAAGATATGCCTTTAGGTCAAAACATGCCGATTTTTCTGTTGCTAATGATGGTATTTCAATATCATCGTGTAGACAAAAAATGCCTAAACTTTGTTGTATTTTAATTGTATCCACTGTACTCCAATAATCTATAGAATCACCCATTAAGACTTTTTGCCTATATTATATTTTGGCGTTAAAGTCCATTCTTCCTTTTCTGAAAAAGATAATATTTTTAATTGATTGAGAGGTAGGGTCGGCTCTTCTGTCTTTGAAGGATTTACTAATCCAACAAGGTCCCACTCCGCTAAAAGATTTGCTATTGTATTTCTTCTTGCAATATCTGTATCTGAAAAGTTAAAAGGTTTTCCATCTAATGCAAAAAGTTCTTTAAAATGAACAATGTAATATTTTTGTTGCTTGTGTAAAATATGACAAGATTGATATAATGTTTTTTCTTTTCTACTTGCAACACCTATTCTTGTTAAAGTTTCTTTAATTTTTAAAAAATCATCTTTTTCTTTTAAGGAAACTTCGACCATGTTTTCGATGTCATACGCCATTTATGTCCTTTCACCGCCTTTGTCTAATTTCTCTTTAATTTGATTAATTTGGTCAATGGAATGTAGAGGCAATACTTCTTTTGCTCTATGTACATTATATCCATAATATTCCATGATCACGTTTAGATTTTCATCTAGCATTGATTTGTGCCATTTTGAAAATCTTTTTTTCTGTCTTATTGTATTTATCAAATAATCAAATTGAAGTTTATTATCCGTATTTGGTCTAACATTCATTTCATTAGCATATAAAACTGTATCCATGAAATAAGATAGACCTTTATTGACAATAAAAGGTTTATATTCTTTTTCTTTTTGAAAATCTATATCATCTTCAAGTAAATCATTTTTTCCATGATTTATTTCATTTAAAAAATCAAAAGGAGTCATTTTCTTAAATATAAATTATTATACAATCCATTATTATCATAACTATCTATGAAATCTTCGTCACATTGTTTTACTAAATCAAAATCTTGATTAATTAAATCCAATTTTCTTTTTAAAAGATCCCTCCCACCATGCCAATTGTGACCAGCATAAAAAAAGTATTTCGAATTTTTAACAATTGTCTCATAATATGAAATAAAATCATCCCATGCTAATTCGCTAAGGCTGTGACTTCCTATACACAAATCAAACTTTTCATTGTATAATGAACTATAATCATTTGCGGAAACAAATTTTGCTCTACTTAAATCTTTTACTTCATGACCAAGATACCATTTTTGCAGATCTGAAACAAAAGGCAAATCAACCATAGTCCATTGGTCAAAGTCTATTACAGAATGATTTAATCTAAACATATTACCATAACCGCAACCAATTTCTAAAATGTTTTTTATATTTTTGCAATAAGAAAAAACAAATGTAGAAAAAAATATATGTCTACTATCTAAAAAATCTATTTGTTGCCATTTAATATCTTTACCATAACCCAAATTAGATTTTGGAACACCTATATATTTTGAAAACAATCTTTTATCTTGAAAATATGCCTGAGAAAAATTTGTCCAATCAAGAGGACCTTCACCTAAACAAAAACTATATACATCTTTTCTTTCTCTAAAATTTGAAAAATTAAAATTTTCATGATAATGATTTTGTTTTTCTAAAAATATTTCTTTAAATCCATCCATAATATATTTCCACTTACATCATATTTTTAAGATCTGGTTGTTCCATTTGTTGCTTCATTAATCTTCTTTGTTGCTCAATCATACCTTTGTGACTACATTGGCGTGAAACACCACTAATCTCTGCTACAAATTCAGGTGTTGTAGTTCCGTCATTATTCAATCTCTCAAATGTTTCAAGATCATATCTTCGTTCCATTGTTTCTACAATACATGTTGATATCTCAAACAATGTCTCTGGTAGAAAGGCTTGTCTTACTGCAGGATTCCATGACAATTTAGAAAAAGTCAATGAAATCCAAAAGTCTTTTCTTTCTTCTGGCCAACTAAATTGTTTTTGAGGTAAAGAGACCGTAGCATTATCTGCAGGTTTGATTTCTTCAGTTTTTTGCGTACATCCATAACCAATACCTATCATCAAAACCATTACAAGTATTGATTTTTTAAGCATTTGATTCCTTAACTAAATTGACACTCTACCATTATCTCAACTAAACACGCCACAAGATTTAATTCTTGATCAGCGGCAAATGCAGATTTATGTTGATAATCCGCCAATAATAATACTAACTGTGGTATTGATGTTGCTATAACATAATCTGAAGCAACATCATATATTTTTCTATAAATTTTTTGTGGATCGTTATCAATGTTATTAACAACCCACTTACGAACATCATTAAACTTTTTATCTTTCATGAATTGCATTAAATCTTTTAGATTTACATCTGCAATCTGTGAAAGTATACCAGAATCTATATTTCCAAATTGAGAATATTTTTGAAGTTCGTTGAGGACTCTACGATAATCAGGAAAGTGTTTCATCAACACTTCGGCGACCACTTTCTTATCATAACTTATTTGTTCGATATCTAGTATAGAATATAATTTCTTTCCAAAATCCTTACCTACAGATAACTTCTCATCTCTATTTATCTTAAACTCAACAACTTGGCATCTTGAATGAAGAGGGCTAATTATTCTATTTATGTAATTACATGTCAAAATAAAAGAACAATGTTTTTCAAATTCCTCAATAAAGGATCTAAGGGCTGGTTGTGTGGATTGTGGATTCAAATAATCTGCTTCATCTAAAATTACAACCTTTCTTCCACCATCAAAACTTACAGTAGAAGCATAGTTTCTAATTTTAGTTCTTAAAACATCAATACCAGATTCTTCTGAACCATTAATGAAAAGAAAATCACAACCAATCTCATTACATAGTGCTTTGGCAATAGTAGTTTTACCTTGACCTGGACCACCAGAAAGAATCATATTAGGAATTCTACCATCACTTACTATTTGATGAAAAATAGTTTTAATTCTTTCTGGTAAAATGCAGTCTTCAATATTTTTAGGTCTATATTTTTCTACCCATAAAAAAGATTCATCATTAATCATTTTTAAATTCTGAATTAGGTTCTAATGCAACAAAATATGATATACTTTTATCTGAACTTTCAAAATTTGAAAGACCCTTTTGTGATAACTTAACCATGTAATCTTTAGCCATCAACTTACTAAAGTTTTCAACTTTAAAAATAAATTTAAATTCTTTATCAGTTTCACCAACGGGTAAAGAATATACATCAGACATTTTGTTTTTAGAATCTACGACCATGATAGAAATGACGTTTTTATCACCTTCAATCGCAATTTCAGGATATTGTAAAATTGCAGATGCTTTCATAGAACTTTCAAAATCACTTTTAGAAAGTCGGAACTGAACGTCTTCAGTCGGTAGTTGAACATTTTTTCCTTCTGGTGGTCTTACTACCAAACTTGGATCACAATAAGAAAACTTACATTTTGGTCCAGAAGAATTATGTAACGTAAGACATTTATCCTGAAAGGTGACTTCAGGATTTTCAAATAATGTCAAAATTCCAAGAAGTCTTGTCAAATCATAAATTCCAAAATCAATTGGAATATCTTCTTCAATAGTTGCTTCCGCCAAAATTGCTTTGGATGGTGCAACGGTTTTTAATACTTTACCTTCTTGAAAATAAATACCACTATTAATATTAGAAAAGTTCTTTAGAACAGATATTGTTTGATCACTTAATTTCATAATACTCCATTAATAAAATTCAATATGAATATAGAATAACATTATATAATACATTTGTCAATTTTTGTTCTTAATATTTTTTCTCCTTTCACTTCTTTTGGATGCAACTTTTTCAATTTCTTCAATTTCTTTTACTGCCTGTTGATTTTCTTTTTCGAGTTTACGGGCATTTCTGATATCATGCATTTGTTGCATGTTTTTTCTAGCATTATCATTTGCAGTATCGATTCTTCCAAGATCAGCCATAGCACCATCAAAAACATATGTTCCAATATGACCCAATCTCATCCAAGGACACAAATAAATTTTATGTCCTATATTTCTGGAAAGTTGACAAAACATATAATCTTCGGATAGATATCTATCAGTATTACCAGCCCATTTCAATTCTCCTGGCATATACTTATCATTGTCAATTACAGTATCAAAATATGCATGAATATATCTGTCACCAGTAAAATGTTCAGAACGATTATGATCAGGTTTATAATGAAATTGTGGATAAGATTCTCTGAAAGAAGTAAACACTTCTCGTTTTACCATCATAAATCCAGTTCCAATCTCTAAAACCTCAACGGGTTCATTGATATGAAGTTCTTTAGTTCCAACTACAGGATTAAAAACAAAGTCACCTGTAAATTTTGCTAGTTCTTCTGGATCTTGATCTGCTATTCCAACATCAACCGCTTGTCTAATTTTTTCCCAAGCAATGCATTTTTTGCCATATGGACCACCAATAATAGGATGTTCATCATCACATAATACTGCTAATGATAAAACGTCTTTTGGATCAAAATTTATATCACTATCGATAAACATTAAATGTGTAAACTCTTCAGCCCGAATAAATTCATCGACCAAATAATTTCTTGCTCTTGTAATTAGAGACTCATTAAAAATGTAAAAAAATCTACAATCTACACCATAATTAGCACACATGGTTGCAAGATCTACAGAAGATTTTGTATACATACCTGCACACTGACCACCATACATGGGTGTTGCTACAAAAATTTTCTTTTTTCTTAATTCATCTACTTTAACTTCAATTTTCATTATATCTCCACGGGAAAATAAAAAAATAGAGGATAGGATCACAACATGACTCTATCCTCTATTTATGGTGTCAATTAAAACGGAATTTCTTTTGACTCTGCTTCTGATTCACCTCCTTCAACAGGGTCATTAGGGTTAACAACTTCAGCATCAACTTTACTGTAAAGATCAAGAAATGCCGATTTTGTTTCTTCATCGAAACGATTGACACACATCTGGATTGCTTTCATCTTGTCACCAAAGATGGCGTATGCATTACAAATGTGAACCAGTCGGCGGGTTGCAATAATTTCATCAACACCACCATCGTAAAATGTTTTACGAATAATGTCGGCCCAGTTGGTAAGTTTGTCAACAAACTCATCATTAGACACATTTAATGAATCAAGAATGGAACTGAGAATCTTTTTCTCAGTGGCCACAGTAGGATATTCTTGTTCCATTGTGATAGCAAATCTCTCAAGAAAGGCTTCATTGAGAATGTTGGTACCAATGAATCGACCATCGTCTGAACCTTTACCTTTAGTATTTGCAGTAGCAAAGATATTGAAACCTTTGGCTGGTCTTACCCAACGATTGATTTTCTTTACGAAAATACCTTTACCCTCAAGGACAGGTTGCAAACACATGATTTTGTTTGAAGCAAGATCAACTTCATCAAGCAAAAGGATAGCACCTCTTTGCATTGCTTGAATGACTGGGCCATCTTGCCAGACAGTTTCACCATCTTTCAAAAGATAGTGACCGAGAAGATCGTCTTCATCAGTCTCAATAGTAATGTTCACACGGAACAATTCACGATTCAGCCTTGAGGCAGTTTGTTCAATCATGAATGTCTTACCATTACCAGACAGACCAGTTACAAAGGTCGGATAAAAAATTCTTGATTTAACAATTGATTCAACATCTTTACAATGACCAAAACGTACAAAATGAGGATCTGATTCTGGTATATAATTCTCATTTGATACAGGTAGATCTATCACTTTTGAATCATTTGATTCAACTTGTGGTTGAACAGGCATAGACTTGCTACCATCTAATGTAGGTATACGATATACACCACGACTAATTTTTAATTCATCCCGTTTCTGTAACCATGCGGTACTCACACCAAGTTGACGGCCAATGGCTTTAAGATCAGGACGAGAAATCTCATCAACATGACCTGCATCAATGATTGCTTGAATGAGTGCTTTTTGGTTTTTATTCATATGACCTCATTAGAGAAAAGTTATCAAATCAACCAACACTTATATAGTACCTAAATTATACCTTAATGTCAACACTTTTTTTGGTTTCTTCCAAATTTTTATCGAATCCGCAATAGTGAAACATCAAAATCATATAGTGCATTGCTTTCAGCAAATCCAAACTATTTTTTCCATTCTTCTTTCCAAAACGTATCAAATATTTGATAGCCGCACCACGACAAAATTCTTCGGCAATTCCAATCTCCTCAAATAAATCTTGAATCTGAAAATTACCATTTGTGTAATGTTGTGAATACGTACCTTCAATATATTCTTCAAGATGTTGAAGAATTTCAACTTCATTATATTTCATTATACAATCATCTCCGCAAATGTTTTGAGAACAATTCGATTAGATAATTTTTTACGATTGAATTTTTTGAATGCTGAGGTCAATTGACCTTTGGTAGCATCTTCTTTCACTTTAAACGTATCATTATCTGTTTTCAAATCTACACCATCTTTTATGTAGTATAGTTCATTGTAACCGTTGAAATCTTTTGCAATAAAAGATTTGTTTTTTCTCCAAGAGGATTGAACATCATCAAGAGGAATTTTAAGATCACTCGCAAGATACCTACTGTAGTTATTGAATCTACGACCTATCAGATAGAAACCAATTACATTCACACCAAGTCTGTCTCTTAGCATTTGAAAATAAGCACCAGTCTGCCAACTTCTGTTATATCCAGTATTGCGATATTGTTTTTTTGTAACGGGATCAACTAAAAAAGTATACTTGCTATTTAATGCAAAATATTCAAGTTTTTTACTTCCCATTTCATCAGTAATCCATCTTTCTGAATTATTATGAGATTCGCCATCTGTCAAGAATACAGTATTAACAATTTGAACACGATTCTTTTTTTGAAATTCTGGTACCAATTCAAGAGCAGTAATGATACAATCATCAAGAGGTGTGCCACCAAGATCAAACCACTTTGGTGTTCTCACGTAACCCATTTTCCACCACATTTCATTATCATATCTAACTTTTAGAAACATCATCATCTGCATAGCATAATTATATTCTGCCGTTGACATGGTGTTACTAAAAAGATTCAACAAACTTAATTCACGACTAAGAAAAAGATCTTTATCATTGTCAGAATATTTTTTCTTTGAATTGTCACGTGGCATTATCTGTTCATGATTACGATCAGAAAAAGCATAAACCTCGAAAGGAATATTAACTTTTTTGCAGAACATAACTAAATTGAGAAGTTGATCAATTGTACCAGCCATGTTTGCATTCATTGAGCCTGACCAGTCAATGAACAAAACCAAACCATGATTCTTACCAGAAGTTACTGTAGCAACTTTTTTGAAAAGTTGATCATTATACTTGTAAGAATAAATTGATGACATATCAAGCACACCAGTATTTGCAGTGGCGGTTCGCTTGTATTCATCAGCCCGCTTCTTCATTTCAAATTCTTTAACAAGAAAGTCAACTGTTTTAACATTCTTGGTTTTGAAATCTTTAAGCATTTCTCTTGTAATGCGATCAATTTTTTCAACTGCATGATCACCATATCTTTCCGATGAAAGATATTCTTTAGTGTAACTGTAAAGTTTTTTGTGAGGAATAATAATTTCAGATGGATTTGCTTTTGGTACATTAACATAAAAATACTCATTTGCACTATCTTCTGCAAGATCTTTAGATCTTTCTTGCCATGTATCGTCTGTAATAGACCTAGGATCAAAATCATTGTCTTCAGATCGACCACCTTCTAAACCATTTTGTAGTTCTGGTTCAGTATTTTCGATTTCATCAGATTCATCATCACCTTGCCCTGCTTTCATTGATTCATCAGATTCTTCATCAGATTCTTCAGAATTGCTATCAGGTCTGTCTGATTTATTTTCTTCGTCATATGGCCAATCCCAATCGGCTTCTTCATTACCAGCCATTTGTTCTTCTTGCTCCGAATCGTCTGATTCGTCACCATATGGACTCAAATGCGATAAATCTTGAAAATCAGTTTGACTTTCATTTTCTTTTGAGAACTGAAAAAGTCTTTTAGCAATATCAAAAACTTCATCAAAAGTTTCAGCATGGTCCATCTCATCAATGAATACTTGTTCAGTCTCATTAAATGCGATACCAGCAGATGCACCCATCTTGTAATGAAGATTGATTCTGTCAATCAAATTCAATTTGTTAAGATCAATACCACGTGTGCCAAAGAAATCTTCTGATACCAGTTGTCGGTAACCCTCAGTCATAGGCTTCGCACCACCAGGAAACTTACGTTTGATCTTCTTTTCAATTCTTGCATCTTCAACAACATTGAGATATGATTTGAACCCTGGACCATCAATACTGTCAGCAGAATGCAAACCCTCAAGAGGAGTATACAAGGCATGACCGACTTCATGAAGAACCATCAAGTCATAAATCGAACCACTCATGTATTTGAAAACTGGAAGATGAATAACACGGTTTTTCACATCAAAAGATGCGGTAGAAAAATTACCGTGTTCAACTGTAAGATTCTCACTAGCAAGCAGTTTTGCAAGAAGTGATTTAGTAGTTTGAACTTCGTTCATTTGACCTCTTGTTTGAGATTAGTTACCAACAACATTTATATGGTACCTCAGGCCACCTCAGATGTCAAGACTTTTTTTGGTGTTTTTTCCACTCGAATTAGTGACTGTCTCCAATCTATCTCTTCAGTAGGCGGAATCGTAAATAATCTAATAAAATGTCCTTCTTTAACATCCCACATATCATCTACACATCTCGGCTTTTTTTCGAAACAATACCAATGATTATTCCAATCTTTTGCCGCATATTTCATATTGTACTTTAACAGTTTATCATTAACAAGTTTTTTAACATTATCCATAATATATACTCTATCTTTTAATTGCGATTAAACCAACAAAATTAAAATTTTGCCAGAAGGGTTGAATAGAAATAAAACCAGCCTCTTCACACATTTCAATTAATTCGTGATGTTTGCAAGGTTTCATCAAATAACGTAATGTCCTTTCTTTTTCTAGAATTGATTTTTCAGTATAAAACTGACTTTTGAAATCATAATAACAAAAAGTCATCATGTCTTGAATTTGAGGATCCTCCGAATATGTTTTCTCAGAAAATATAAATGCCCCACCAGTATTGAGACCATCATATATACTATTAATCACATTTTGTCTCGCATGGTGGGGCATAAATTGTAATGTAAAAATAGAAGTAACCAGATTACAATTTTCAAATACATAATCTCTTACATCTCCTTTTACGATTTGAATATTTTTAGTCAATGGATTAATCACCATTTGATCATAAAAATCCTTTTCTATTTCAATACCAATGTAATTTGATTCTGGTGCTATGTCTACATTTTGTTTAAACATCGCATCGATTAATTTACCTGTAGAACAACCAATGTCAACTACATTTGTATAATCTTCAACAAAGTATCTAGAAAATTTTAATACATCATTCCAGAGATCTTCATAACCTCGTATTGAATGTAGAATATGATTATCGAAACCTTCTTTTTCACTTGAAGCAAAAGTAAATTTAGCCATTTGCAATCTCTGAGTATGGTTTTAAAACACTTGTATAAATTGATTTAGCAATCTCTCTCATCATCTTAGGTGCAACCATTCTACCAAGTCTCTCTGCTTGTTGATCGAAATCACCAGTTAAAATAAAATCTTCTGGCATACCCATCAATCTTTTAAACTCTATTATAGTAGGTTTTCTGTTCTCTGCATAGTGAAAAACACCAGAGAGACCTTTTTTCTGACCTTGTTGTGTTAATGTAGGAGATGCTAGTTTTGGGGAGGGCCGAATCATATTGAAACATGATCCTTTTGGATTTTGTTCTCTGAATTGTTTGTCAGATGGTTTAATTGGTTTCTCTGGATTGAATGGAAGAAAACTCAGAAATTTATTCTGATAAGAACCTTTAACAAAGTCTAATAACATTTGAACTTCTTCAGAATCATTTTCAATACCTTCAAATGCTTCAAGCATACTTACATGACTAGGTACAGTTTTTGCAGGAAAAATACTATTGATGTTCATCCAATTCAAACCAACTTTGTCACACACATCATTTCTTACACAAATAAAAATTGTTCTTTCTCTCAACTGTGGTGTGCCAAAATCTGCGGCATTCAAAACTTCATATGAAACATTGTAACCTATTTCTTCAAATGCATTTACAAACTCATATAATTTTTCTTTTGATTTACCAAAAGTGATACCTTTAACATTTTCTGCAACTATTACTTTTGGTTGAATTCCTTTAGCAATTCTAATAAATTCTATAAAAAGATCTTCAATACTTTCTTGTACTTTATCATCCGAATATTTTTTGATGCCCTCTTTTTCTTCAAATCCACCAGTTTGATGAATGAAATCATCAGAATCAAAATCAATATATGATTCTCTGGTATCTTCAATATGACCTTTCCATCCTTTATCTCTTTTTCCAGCAAGAGAAAAAGCGGAACACGGAGGCGAACCATCAAGTATATCTAATTCTCCAGATTTTATGTTAGCCATTTCTAAAAAACTATCAGAAGTATATTTTTTTATATCATCTACTAAAACTTTTGTGTCTGGAAAATTTGCTTGATATGTTGATATTGCCTCTGCAACAAATTCATTTATCAAAAGAATATCACCACCTGCATATCTGTATCCTGTTGAACTGCCACCACCTCCAGCAAAACAACTTATTACATTAAATAATTTTTTGGATGATTCTTTTTTGACATCTTCTAAATAATATTTTTCATATTTCATATAAAAAAGTCCTCAAGATTAGATGTTGGATACCAATCTCTCATTAAATCAATCATTCTTCCTCTATTATGAATGTTTATTTTATCATTGTCAAGTAATTTTTCAAAATAAGATGGAATATTTGCGGCTAATTGTAAATTCAAATGATCTCTTTTTTTAATTTCTTTTAATTTAGGAAATGCCTCAAATATTGGTGCTTTTTGATAAGGTTTATTAAAATATTTCCAGTCATGTTGAATCATCCAGTCCCATACTTTTTTATCTACATAAGGTGCAACTAAAACAGAATTTATAGATTCCGAAAGCAACATTTGTTGTTTTATTCCAACAGGATTATCTACGGTAAATTTCTGAGTGTTTTGATCTAATTGACCAAAATATTTTCTTCTAAATTCATCAATTAGTTCCTTAGTGTGTTTAAAATGAATATTTGCTCTTTTACTGACACCATAATATCCATCAGCCGCCCATCCGGTCAAAACGTATTTTTCTCTAATATTTGGATAAACGTATAAGAAGGGAAATGTGCATTCAACATGTGTTTTCTTACGACATTGATATTTATTTATCAACGTGAAAAAATCATTTTCAATATTATCGATAGGAACATCGATAATATTTAAATTCCAATTAAAATGCTGACATGCTTTTTCAGATGCTAAACTATCTGGCGAATCAATTCCTTTTATTCTAAAAGTATAACAGTTTAATTTTTTTCCTAAATCGTGTGCGGCTATTGCGATGGAAAGACTATCTGTTCCACCTGACATCAAAACGGCTACTTCATTATCAGGTGCTTCTTCTTGTATTATCTTCGATATTATCTCGTTCAAGAATTTCGGTTGAGTTTTTAATTTTTCGTTTGAGGATTTCATCAACATATTTTTTCAATTCTCTTAATTGTATAATATCCATAGATTCTAAATGAACCTTGGTCCAATTCATCATATCATCTCTTTTGCTTGTCGTTTAGCCTTCCTGATATATATTTTTCTTCGTTTTTTAGCCTGAGACATGTGCATTGGTTTTGCTCTATCGAAAAAAGTATAGCCATTCAAATGGTCATATTCATGAAGTATAATCCTAGCAGAAAGATCAATAAAACTTCCTGAAAATTCTTGACCCGTTTTATCTTGAAATTTAATAGTGACTCCTTGAGGTCTTTTGACTTTTGGATATAAACCATAATAAGTTAAACATCCTTCTTTAGCAAGAATTTTTTCATCTGTAACAGTAATAACTTTAGGATTAAAAACCACCATTGGTTGCTCTTCATGCACCATTGCAAATGCTCTTGCATTAATACCAATTTGATTTGCAGACAACCCAAGACCACGATAAAAGTCCATGCAGTTGATTAATGTATCTTCTAGTTTTTCTGCATCATCTTTATCAAAATTAAACTCATCAAGTTTAGTTGTGATTAGTTCATGGTCTTCTGCAACAAGAGGAAGAATTTCTACTTTGTTTTCAGTCATACTATCCTGCTAAAGTTTTTATGTTTTTCAAATTTAATCATGTTTTTAAACTTGTCATAGAGAACTTCGCCTTTGTGACTTATTACAAAAACATTCGATTCATTACCAAGCGAATGAAGTATTTTAAGAAAATCACTTGTACCATCTTCATCAAGCGAACTATCAAATACTTCATCTAGAATGAGTAGGTTTGTACTCATACTATTTTTCAACTTGGCGATTGCTCTCCATGTGAAAAGCAAGGCCAAGTCGATTCTCATTTTCTCACCTTCACTAAATGATGCGTAGGTGAATTCATCACGAAATCTAGATTTTATTGTTTCGTTAAAATTCTCATCGAGATTGAACGATACATAAAAATCCATTGACGCCAAATAC